TTCTTCTCGATCTCGAAGCTCCATCTTCCCTGCTTGTCGCGCGCGATCTTCACGTGGGTCTGCAGGACGACCAAGCCAGCGACCACGGCCGCAATCAGCTCGATGCCCACGAATCGCTGGGGCTGGGGGCCTTTCAGCAAGGCGCGTATGGCATCCCCGCTCTCCCGATCGTCGAGTAAGAGCCCCAGGGCGGCCCGCGCCAGCTCACCATCAGAGGCCGGACGCTCACTGGACTGCCGGCCAGCTTCGCCAAGCTTGGGCAGCAGGCTCTCACGGAAGGCCCGAGCCAGTTCCTCATCGACCGTGGTCTCGCACTCTGTCCGCCTCATCCTGGCCTGGGCAAACGCCGACAGGATGTGAACGGCCCTCGCATCGTCGAGCGACTGGATTTCGTCCTGCATGCTCCCTCCAGCGCGCGTGTTATCGCAGTTGGCCAAAGGTGTCCAGGCATCTGCGTCGCCTGAGGCGTGGCGGAACTACGGCCGGCGTGTCACCCGAACATCTTCTGCTGCCGCGCCCGGAGTTTGATCGCTTTGTCCCTCTGCTCTCCCCTAGCCTGTCGCTCGGCAACGTGACCGTCCAGGTGGGCGCCTCGTTCGAGCACGGCGGCCCGCTGGGCAATCTGGTCTGCGCATGGGCACCCGTGTTGAGGGTGGCGCAGGGGACACGGGGATGGAACCTGCCCGTGCACCGTCGGGCAATAGAAGGCCTGTCCCCCGCGCCCTTGTCGCGCTCGCTCGTGCGTGAAAACGGGAACTCTGGGCATCAGTGCCCTCTCGCTGTTCGCGCAGCCCAGGCGCGCTTGCGGAGCAAATGAACTGCGATGCCCGCGGCGTCGGCCTCGTCCTCGCTGAGACGCACTTTGAATTGCCCTCGGGCCCACAGGATCGCGGCGGGCTTCAGCTGGTCGCGCGTCTTCCCGCCCAAGCGGCCGAGGATCCTGCTCTGCCACTCGGTGGCGCGGATGAGTTCGATCTCGGCGCCGCTGGGCCCGAACTCCTGCTCGAACTGCCCGCAGTAGCGGCCCAAACGAATTGCAGTGTGGGGGTTCTCCCCCAGCCACGGCAGCTCTATCCCGACCACCTCGATTTTTGAGACGGCGTCTCGACATTGGCGCGCGAGTCCGGCGATCAGAGTCCAGCTCGGTGTCTTGCCCCCCAGGCCGAGCACGCCGTTGGCAAGCAGCCGCTCGGCACCGGGCGGGCCCTCGACCAGGGCCCACCCGCACTTGGTTGCGCAGTCGATGCCGAGGGCGATCACTGGGGTCTCGCCGCCCGTAGGCGACTGCACGCCACTTCGAAGATCTCGGGGGACTTCTCCCATCCAACGAAACGACGTCCCCGTCGGATGGCCGCGACGCCCGTCGTTCCCGAACCAGCGAACGGGTCGCACACCAGATCGCCGGGCGGGGCCAGTTCCACGAGTCTCTCCAACACCTCGTCGGGCTTTTGCGTCTGGTGGACCCGCGCGGCCCCCTTCGGAGCGGCGGCTTGAAACAACCCCGGCAGGCAAGGCGCATAGCAATCGGACTGCCCCGCTTGCGGCATCGGGCCCGCGCTCGCCCACGGGATGAACTCCACGCCGTTCCACAGTCCCCCCGCGCGCGGGCGCGAGGCACCGAGGGGCTTGGCCCACGCGCCCGTGCCACGCCAGATCCAGTCCGCCCATTGAATGGCGTCGGTGATTGCCGGGAGTTGTCGCCAGTCGGTGAACACGGCCAGTCGACCGCGCGCCGACGAGGCATCCCGGCACGCGGCAAGCCACCGCCACGCCCACGATGTGAAGGACCGCTGATCCCGGTTGTCGCCCGGGAAGTTCGGGCAGGGCTTCTGTGCGCTGCTGTATTTCTCGCCCGTCGACCTGGCGCGCGCGCCGCTGGACAGACCTCCAGACGAATAGGGTGGATCTGCAATCGTGGCACTGACGCTGCCCCGCTCAAGTGACGCCAGCCCCGTGTTGGGGTCGAGGCAATCGCCAAGTCTCAATTCCCAACCGGGGCCGGTTACTACTTTTGTGGTCACGGTGCCGTTCTTCATCAGAACTCCTTTCGCAGGCTCAGGCCGGCCGCTTTGACTTCCGCGGTTGCCATTCCCCACGCCCCGGCCCACCAATCGCCCAACCGGACTTGCGCTCCCAGCCCACCCACCGGGCGGCGTTCCCCCAAGGTCACCCCGGCCAGCGCTTCCACCGCCCATCGCGGGCGAGGAGTGATGGGTGACCTTTCCGTGTTGCTCGTTTTCTCGACGGCCACTGTCGACGCCTCGGTGCGCTTCTCGTCGGTGCGCTCCTCTGCGTGCGTGGCCTGCACTTGCTCGCGCTCGACCACCGTCTCACCCTGGCGGTACACGATGCGCTCGCGCCACTTGGTGGACGTGTCGGTGATGCGCTCGACGTGGCCCACGTAGGCCGTTGCCCGGCTGGACACCTCCCGATCGAGCGTGACCACGCGCTCGGTGGTCTGCACTGGGGCCGTCCAGCGACCGGCCGCAAACGAGGCGACCAGGGACACGAGCGCGCCCGCCGCAACGAGAAGCCACCGCTTCATGCGCCCTGCCCTTTCTCCAGCTTTCCCAGCTCGACGCCCACGGCTGCAATGAATGCAGACCACGGGAAACATGGCCCCGGGTCAACGTGTGTCGACTTGTGCCACGCCTCCGTCGTGTCGACGTGGCCACAGATCCCGCGCTTCCCAGCCAGCAGATCGGCCGCGCTCAATTTGACCGCTGGAATCCCGCGACGGTGGCAGATGTCGGCAACAAGAATCGCCGCACGATCCAAGATCGCGCGGCTCGCATCGTCTGCCCACTCGGCCGCGGTTTGCTTGGCATACCCCGTCAGCTCGATGCCGATGCCGTATCGGTTGGCCATCGGCGCGTGCCACGCGACGTCTGTCTCGCGAACGCACTGGACGACCTGGTGGGGGTCTACACAGTAGTGGGCGCTGGCCTTTCTCGCTCCACGCTGAAACGCCAGCGCACATCGCATGGCGTTTCCGTCTGCCTCCGGGATCTCCATCGTGTGGATGACGATGAGATTGATCCGCGCGCGATGAGCGAGCGTACAGTGCTTCGCTTGTACAAATGGCGGTGTCTGCATGCTTGCAGCATGGCCCCGACCTCAGATGGTTCGCGGAAAGCGTCTGGGCGCGAATTGCGGCGAGCGCGCTACTTGTCTCGTCCGCCGCGCGTCTTCAGGCGTTCGCGGATCGTCCGAAAGATCGGCGCCCCGGCGATGCGCTCGCCGTTCTCCAGAATGCTTTTGGCTTCGACCGCCACGATCACCGCGCCGATCATCTTGGCCGCGGGGACCTGGCCGCCGAACAGATGCGCTTCAAGGATCAGCCCCGTGATCACACAGCACTGGTAGACGGCCACCTTCACCACGGAGTCGAACAGCCGATGCGACGTGATCCGCTTCTTTTCGCGCAAGCTCGCACAGAGCCCGGTTACCCCGTCCAGGGCCACCAGCGCGCCGACCGCTATCATGAGCGGACGAATCGGGGCCAGGAAAGCACCGAGGGCCACGACCGCGGCGAAGCAGTTGCGAGACACCCAATCGGAGAAGGTTCGAAGGGGCATGCGTCTATGTCCCGTTCACGCCGTTGGACCCTGTGGCCCCGGTCGACCCAACCTCGACGACGATCCCCGTGTCGGTGAAATGGACAATGCGTCCGCCGCTTCCACCCGCGCCACCCGAGCCGCCGTATCCTGGTGTGCCTGACCCGTATTTGTTACCACCCTTGCCGCCGTTGCCGCCGTTGCCGCCGTTTGCACTCAGCGTCCCGCCCGCGCGTCGGAGTTCCCCATAGGTCAAAGGGATCAGGCCACCGCCGCCGCCCGCGCCGCCGCCCGCGCCGCCACCCCCCGAGTTGTATGTAGAGTTCCCGTTGCCGCCGTTGCAGCCGTTGCCACCGTTTCCGCCGTCGTTGCTGATCACGCCACCTCCGCTCAGGTCGATCACGCGGGCAGCGATCGGCATGATGTCGCCACCGGCACCACCGCCGCCGCCATAGAAATAGAGAGACGTGTCGCTCGTGGACCTCTGGCCACCACCGCGCCCGCCAGATCCTCCCGCT